TAAAGAACCCAATTGTGATAACAAACCTATGTCTGACTGTCCTAATTGTGATTGTAAACGTGCTATATCTGCCAGTGATGAAGCACCTTGACCAAATGCCTGTCCTAAACCACCCATTAACTGACCTGCTTTCTGTGAGGCTTGAACAGCGTTTTGAAACCCTTGTGATAATAAACGACCAATATTTGCTTGTCTTTGACCTTCTGTTGCCGCTCTTACAATACCTTCTCTTGAACCACCAAACGCTCCAACATTAACCGCTTGTGCAGCATCTCGTCTTTTTTGAGCATCTGCTCTTCTGTTTACCTCATCAATAACACTTTCTTGATATGGGTCCATAAACTTTTGAATACCCTGTGATGGGTCTAACATACCCAAACCAGAACCAATTGCTCCAACACCCATTAATTGTTGTAATTTTGCTTGATCTAAAGTTGGTTGAAAAGAACCGAACATTTGTTCGCCTTCCTGCATTGCTTTTTGCTGCAATGGGTCTAATCCTGCGATTTTTGTTTCAGGTAAATCTAATGGTTTGTCAATTAATCCAGGAGATGTTTGTGTTTCACCATCAAATACACCAAACATTGTTTGTAACAAACGCTTCTGCAACCCCTCTAAATATGGAGGCAGACGCTTAATACTTTCCATAGTTTGCACAGCCATTATGCCATCCTTTCAAAATCATTCATCATTTGATACATTTTGTTAATTCCTTTATTTATATCGCCACCACCAGCACCCTTAACAGCATCTCTTGTCATTACAAACTCACCATCCATTAATAAGGCTGGAACATCATCTTTTGTGCCACTTCCAACACCAGGTCCTATACCACCAGTTCTTCTAGGAAAATAATTAACATCTCCACCCTCTGCTGCTCGCATAATTCCTGTTATTTGACCACCTGGACCACCGAATCCAAAAGGCCTACGTTCAAATTCTCTTTGTGGAGTTTCTTCTTCGGGTGTTAATGCTTCTGCTAATAATCCTGCCGCTATTCCCTGACCTGCTTGTGTATTTAACAAACGAAACAATAAATTTTCATCACCTTTTTTTCCACCAAGTTTTAATGCGTTTAATAATTCTGCTGATATTGTTTTTGCTTCAGGAACATTTTTCGCAACATTTGATACAGAACCTGTAATCGCTGCTTTTGCTAGTTTAGGATCAACTTGCCCTCTTCCATAACCGATAGGTAATCCAGAGGCATCAGATGCAAATGGCTGTCTTGCACCACCTACTAATGCACCTATTCCTGCTCCTAACAAAGCATCTTTTGGTTTTTGCCCTGCTAATAATCCTGACAATAATCCAATACCACCACTTGTAAGCATAGGGTTTAAACCAGCACCTATGCCAGCAGCAGACAACATAGGACCACCAAAATATGCAGCACCTGCTGGTATTGCTAATTTTGCTGCTTTTTTAAAAATTTTTCCTAATGCCATTATTCTACAACCTTTATTGTACCACTATCATTAAATAAAGCACCAGTCTCTAAACCAGATGATGATGTTGGTAGATTTGTTAATGTTATTTTAGTTCCTCGTAGTTCGCCAGTATTTCTTTCTTGTTGTATAAATGTTTCTATAGCACGAATTAAATCTTGCATGAATTGTATATTATACTCTTCTGGTGCATCTGGCAACCTCGGAGGTGGTTGATTTGTAGACATTATTTTCTCCCATCGGGTCTAATATCAATTCTTGGCGAACCTAATTTCCATTTTACCCCTTTGTTTTCTGATTCTATGCGTAATGCAAAAGACCTGCCTCTAGAACGAATATGCACTTGATCTGTATATAATTCAACAGGTGTAGCTGAAGTTCTTGTTACAGTGCCTGCATTTGTATCACCAAAATTAGTGCCTGGAAAATTCCTTGATTTTATTGTCAAAGTTGCTGCTGGAACAGCAGAACTACTGGAACCAGCAAAAGAAATATCAGGTACAATTCTTCTTATATAATGAAATCTATCGCCATCACCTATATCCATCACTGTACTTTCAACAAAACTCGTCATGGCAGAAGTATCATCATCATATCCGCTCTCATGGTTAAATAAATGACTACCACCTGCCGCTATTGGAAACTGTCGACTTCCTCTGTCAATCCAAGCAGTTCTAACCATTGTGCCAAAATACCATATTTTTTGACCATAATTATATACAACATATCGGTCATTTTCATTTGATGATGCACTTGGATAAAACCAAAACACTTCAGAATACTCAGAATTTACACCAGCAACAACTTTTTGTGATTGCTCTGAGTTAAAGTCTAAAAATACTTTTTCTTTTACACTACATGGTAAATGAGCAGTTTGACCGCTATGAATATAAAAATTGTCAATACCCATCCAAAACACTAAATCTTCTGTTGCTACTGCTGCACCAGAACTTGCGATTGTAATATTAGAAGATAATTGAGTTAAACCAAATGTAAATGGAGGTCCAATAAATCGCATAGAATGTAATGATGTGTCCGTAAAAACTAATATTTCTCTTTTTGTTTCAACAGCTTGAATAAATTCAGAGCCAGCACCTATTCTTAAATCTCCTGCAGTATTTGCAGAATGAGGATACCAGTCTAAAAAATCCTCCTGACTACTAAAACGAATTAACAATGGGTCTTGTGTTGAAGAACCAATAGGATTACAACCAAAGGCTATTACATGTCTATCTGTATCAGATACTAAAATTTGTTTTGCAACACTTGGAGTTTGTGGTGTAAATGTTGCAGTTAAATTACTTGTTGTTCCTGTAGCAGCTGCAGATATTGTAAATGCTGTGCCATTAGAGTTTATCGCTGAAACAAATGCTCCTGACGGAATATCTGTACCGCTAATTAAAAAGCCAATTTTTACATTTGCAGTGCTATCCATAGCAAGAGTGGTATCGCCATCTGTATCTACTGTGCTGTCTGTAAAAGTTCCCTCTGACGTTAGTTCAACGGCTCTATTTGATAA